TATATCCACCAGGGAGCCTGGGAACCAGTTGAGAGTTCAGACTCTTATTACATAGAGATGGTATAACAATGGCAAAAAAGCGAAAGAACTATAAGAAACTGTCAGACAACAACATTGTCGCACTCGTAGATGACCAGGTAAGTCTATCTATAGGGTATTCAGATTCAGAGCTCAGTACAGAACGAGCAAAGATTATCGATTACTACAACGGTACTCTTCCTAAACCTGCTCATGATGGCAACTCAAAGTACGTATCACTAGATGTATACGATTCAGTTGAGAGTCTTAAGGCTGCTCTACTAGAAACTTTCTCTAGTGGTAACAAAACAGTACGCTTCGCACCACAGAACGCAGATGACGTAGAGAAAGCTAATGTCTGCACTGAATACACAGACTATGTAGTCAATCGTCAGAACGACCTCTACACAGTGATGTCCACCGCTATACACGATGGTCTCATTGCTCGTGCAGGTGTTGTTAAGGTGTTCTGGGAAGCTTCTTCTGAGTTTGATTATGAAGACTTTGAAGATATTACTGATTCTGAGCTTGATATGCTATTGGCCCAGGATGATGTGGAGCTTGTAGAAAGCACTACAGATAGCCTAGGTCTAGTCTCAGGTACTATTAGTATTGAACAAGATACCAGTAAGGTCGTAATAGAAAACATTGCCCCTGAAGAGTTCTTGATTGAGACACAAGCTAAGAGCCTGGATGATGTTAACTTCTGTGCACACCGCACAAAGAAAACTATCTCAGAGCTACGTCTAGAAGGATACTCAGAGAAGCTAATCGACAAGATTGGTGACCACACTGATGTTGATGTTGAAACAGACCCTGAGTTACTCGCTAGGTTTGACAATGTAGGTAACTTTAAGAATACCACTGGTGATGGTTACCAGGACCAGGTACGTACCGTAATGGTCTATGAAGCCTACATAATGATAGATTGTGAAGGCACAGGTGTTGCAGAACTCTACCGTGTTATCAAGGCAGGTAATGTCTTACTAGAGAAAGAGAAAGTCAGCCGTAAACCTTTTGTTACTTTTGTACCACTACCAGTACCTCATTCTTTCTATGGCAACAATTTCGCAGACAAAGTAGTTGCTACACAGAACGCTAGAACCGTGTTAACCAGGTCTATCCTGGACCATGCAATGATTACTACTAACCCACGTTACACAGTGGTCAAAGGTGGTTTAACTAACCCTCGTGAGCTTATAGATAATCGTGTTGGTGGCATTGTTAATGTCAGCCGTCCAGATGCTATTTCTCCCATGCTACAAGCCCCTCTAAACCCTTTTATCTTCCAAACAATACAGATGCTAGGGGAAGACAAAGAGGACACTACAGGCGTTTCTAAGCTATCTCAGGGCCTTAATAAAGATGCTGTCAGTAAGCAGAACTCTGCAGCAATGGTTGAGCAGTTAGCGACCATGTCACAACAGCGACAAAAGATTATCGCTAGAAACTTTGCTACTCAATTCGTTAAGCCTCTATACCAGGAAGTTTATCAACTGGTCTGTGAAAACGAGAACGAAGAACGCATTGTTGAGTTAAGCGGAAAGTATGTTGCCTGTGACCCACGTTCCTGGAAAGAGAAGCGTGATGTTGTCATCGAGCTTAACCTGGGCTACGGAGAGCAAGAACGAGAAGCTCAGAAGTATATGGCTATGCACCAACAGTTCTCTACTGACCCAACACTGCAATCAATGTATCAGCCACAGAACCAGTATCAATTGATGTCTAAGGTAATGGAGCTTTCTGGTATCAAAGATGTTGCATCTTACCTGACTAATCCTGAGCAAATGCCCCCAGAGCAACCTGACCAGGCACAGCAAATGCAAATGCAAATGGCTCAGAAGCAGATGGAAATCCAAGAAAGACAAACTGCTGTTGCTGAGATGAAGGCACAGATGGATGCTCAGATTAAACAAATGAAACTTCAGCTTGAGAAAGCTAAGACTGAGAACCAACACGCTATTCAATCTGACAACTTAGACCTCAAAGAAGAACAACTAAGACATAAGAAGCAAATCGCTGCTGCTGAACTGGCACTCGCTAGACAAGCAGAAGAGATAACTGCCATTGCATCACCGAATGGCTAAATCAAGAAGTAAGGAGAGAGAGTAAATGACACAAGAAGAGCAAATGGTTAACCAAGGTACTGCCGCTGAGACTGTTCTTAGCAGCACAGCCTTTAACCAGGTAGTAAATAACTTAGTAGAACAATCGTTCCAAGCCTACGTCACATCTAACCCAGATGATGACAAAGGCCGAACGGCTGTCTACTACCAGTACCGTGCATTACGTGAAATTATCGACACCTTGAAACAATGTGTTGCTGTGCGTGATGAAATTACAAATAGAAATGAAAGCGAAACCCGCTCAAAAGAAGAGGAATAGACTATGTCATTTGATAACGTCAACGATAGTTCCAAATCTAACGAAGCAGCTGACTTGAATGTTGATGATGCTGCAGAAGCAATACTTGGAAACTGGGAGGACCCTGAAGAGGTATCCGAAGAGAACCAAGAGGCAACAGAAGAAACTACCGCTGAGACTGAGGTAGATGAATCTGTCGAAACTGAAGATGATACTGAAGAGTATGAGTCTGAAGAGGACGATGAGGACCCTGTAAATGAAGAAGACGAAACCGAAGAAGATGAAGACCAGGACGAAGACTCCGAAGAGTCAGTCGAAGAAGAGGACGAGCAGCAAGAAGAAGAGCTCGTACTAGAAGACGATACCCTGGTAGAGATATCTGTCGATGGAGAAGTCAAACAGGCATCCGTCAAAGACCTAAAAAGACTGTACGGTCAAGAAGCATCTTTAACTAGAAAGTCTCAAGAAGTTGCATCACAGCGTAAAGAGGCAGAAGAAAGTCTACAAAAAGCTGATGCATCCCTCCAGGCAATGCTCCACCGAGCTCAAGAACGATTTAAGCCTTATCAAGACGTTGATATGTTAGTTGCTAGTAAGCAAATGTCAGCAGAGGATTTTACAGCGTTACGAGCAGAGGCAAAGCAAGCCGAGGACGATTATAAGTTCCTAACTGAAGAAGCTGATAACTTCTACGGATATGTACAAGAAAGACAAAAGACTGCTAAAGCTGAAGAGGCGAAAGAATGTCTCCAAGTGCTACAGCGTGAGGTTCCAGATTGGAACAATGCTCTTTATAACGATATCCGACAGTACGCTATTTCCCAGGGACTACCTGAAGAGTCAGTCAATCAATACGCAGACCCCAACGTCATTATGTTGTTGAATAAAGCACGTATGTTTGACCAGACAAAGAAGGTAGCCACTGTGAAGAAGGCTAAGGCAGCTAAGAAAGTCCTCCGTTCCAAGAAAGCACCTCCAACAAAGGCTGCCGTTAAAAAACGTGAGCAGCAAAAGAAAATCGAGGCAATGCAAGCAAATGGTAACGACCTGGATGTGATAGCAGACGCGCTAATGTCTAACTGGCAGTGATGCACTGTATTTAATCTCATTTTCCATTAAGGATATTTATTATGGCTACATTACAATCTTACCAAACCGTGGGCCTTGCCGAAGACGTTTCGCAAAGTATCGCATCTATCTCGCCTAAATAAATGGGCCGTCTCAGAGTAATCTGGGATTGTACCTAGGAGAATTGCTGGAAACTCGTAGTAGCGTGGTAGCTGCCGACAATCAGCAGCCGAGCCTCATATCATGAGGAAGGTTCAACGACTATCCCGAAAGGGAGTACACTCAAGTGAGTGGAAGCACCTAGCTCCTCTTTTTACAGAGGATGAAGATATAGTCTGACCTGTATGGAAACATACAGCAGTCCCTAAAGGACGGAATAGGAACTAACGAGCCTATTTGAACACAAGTGAGTTCTACCCCTTTCCAAACTCTTATCAAGAGTGAAAAAGTATCTGCTCGTACATTCGAGTGGCTCGAGGATACATTGCGTTCAGGGTCGGCTTCAAACACATTATCAGAAGGTGGCGATGCCTCTGTAACTGCTGTTTCTCAGCCTACTGTACGTGACAACCGCACTCAGATTATCAGCGAAGCATTCAAGATTGCAGGTACAGTTGATGCTGTTAAGACCCATGGTCGTGCAAAAGAAACTGCATACGCTCTAGCTAAGACTTTAAAAAATCTTAAGCTTGACGTAGAAGCAGCTATGGTTGGCCACGCAGGTGGTGGTGCTGCAGGTTCTGCTGCTGTCGATGGCGGTGCTGCTGAAGTAAACCGTCAAATGAAATCAGCTTCTAGCATGATTACTACTTCGTTAGCTTGTACAGATTCAAATGATGCATTGACTGAAGCAGACGTATTGTCTCTACACCAAAACTGCTACACCAATGGTTCTGACCCAACTGTACTAATGATTTCTCCTAAAGATGCTTTAGGTGTTAAAGACTTTGCTACAGGTTCAAGCAAAACTCGTGACTTTGGTAACAGCAAATCTGTAACCTCAGCTGTGGAGGTACTTATAACTCCATTTGGTACTGTCAGAGTCCTTCTGAACAGAAATCAATTAGCTACTGAAGCTTACCTGATTGACCCAACGATGTTTAAGCAGTGTGTACTACGTCCGTTCAGCCGTACTCTATTGGCTAAGACTGGCGATGCTGACACTCATTTTGTATTGGGTGAAGTTAGCTTGAAGCACAGCTCGTTTGCTGATAGCGGAAAGATTACTGGTCTTGCAGCATCATAAGACTGGTTAACTGATTGTGGGCAGGGGAGCGGTGGTTGGATTGTGCTCTCCTTGACAATCGCTACTCCCTTGCCCGCTTTTTTATCTATAGGACCTCCAATGAAAAAAAAGTTTGACGAAGTAGAAACCAGTTTAATCCTGGACTCAGATACTCGTAATTTCAACTTTAAAAAAGAACAGCATATCTCCGATGACTTCATGAACAGCATTAAGATGCAGCGTGAGAACTCATTCGGACTACTTGAAGGCGAGATGATGAGCGTAGCCCAGGTTCCCGCCCTGGTATACGAAAGATGGCTAACTGAAGGGTTCGACATCATGAAAGAACCTGCCCATGCCATTGTTGCTCGATTGAAACAAGAAAGCCTCGATGGGTTTTTGACAACTAAGAAGAAGGTATAACTAATGAACTATGGAAGTATTCGCTCTCACTTTAAAGCACTGCTGAACCGCAGTGATATCACAGATGCCTTGGCTGACACTTTCATAGACCAGGGAATAGTTCGTATTCAGCGTTCACTAAGAATACCTATCATGGAAAAGATATACGAATTTAATGTCACAACTACCATAGATTCTATCGTAGTACCCGATGACTACCTGGAAGCAATATCCATATACCACGATAAACATGAGCTTGAGCGTGTCCCCCTGGGCGATATGTTAGCTCTAAAAGACAACGGTAACTCAGGCATCCCACGTTACTTTTGTAGGCAAGGGAACAAGATACTATTGAGTCCTGAACCTGCTAAAGGAACTGTGTCTATCAACTATTACTCAGAGTTTCCTGAGATGGCTACAGACACAGACGAAAACAGCCTGGCACGAGTTGCAAGTGATTTGATTATCTATGCAGCCCTAGTCTATGCATCAGACTATTTCCTGGATGAAAGAGCCCAGGTGTTCGACCAGAAATATCTGTACTTCATGACTGAGCTCCAGGAACAAGCCAATGTTGCTGAACTCTCAGGAACACTCCAAAGAATGCGACCATCCTACGAACTTTAAACTGCGAGGAAGCAACTAATGCCTAAGACTTCTTTTTACTCTGGTACAGGTATAACCTCAGAGAAAGCCGATGCAGTCGAAAGTTCTGCTAATGCTGCAGCACAGTCTGCAGCTGATGCAGCCACCTCAGAAACTAATGCCGCAACTTCAGAAGCTAATGCTTTAACTTCAAAAACTAATGCTGCTAGTTCAGCATCTAATGCTTTAACCTCAGAAACTAACGCATCCAGTTCAGCAGCTAGTGCTTTAACCTCAGAATCTAACGCAGCAACCTCAGAAGCCAACGCATTAGCATCTGCAACTGCAGCACAGAACTTAGAGATTACATCAGCATCATTTGACACTGCTGATGGTACATTAACACTTACCAAAGCTAACAGCGGTACAGTTACTACAGACCTAGATGGTAGATTCCTAACGTCATATACAGAAGCCAACAATCTATCTACTGCCGTAACATGGGATGATGTCCCAGATGACTACATTACAGAAAGTAGCGTAACACAGCACCAATCAGCTATTAATGCAGGTGTAAGTATTACAGAGTCACAAATAAGCGACCTGCAATCATATCTAACAGCAGAAACAAGCCATGCTGATGTATTAGTAGATGGAGACTTCACTAGCAACGGATTAATGAAGCGCGATGGTGTAGGTGCTTATAGTGTAGACTCTAGCACCTACGCAACTGAAACCTATGTAGACACAGCAGTTAGCGGTCTTGTAGATTCTGCACCTGCTACCCTTGATACTCTAAACGAACTAGCATCTGCATTAGGCGATGATGCTAACTTCTCTACCACAGTAACTAATAGCCTTTCAGACAAAGCTAACTTATCAGGTGCTAGTTTTACTGGTAACGTATCAAGCACAGGGGATATCAGTGCAAATGACTTTACTTCAACAACAGGTTTTAGCTCACAGTATGGCGGAATTAGCTCTCAAGGCGGTAACTTTGTAACATCTAGCGGTGACATTACAACAAGCACAGGAACAGTGTCAGGGGCTACAGTCTCTGCCACAAACACAGTGTCAGGGAGTACAATCTCTGGCTCAACATTCTCTTGTAGCGGGAGTATGGGATTAGTAGGAAACATCTCAGTAGGTGGTACTGTTGATGGAAGAGATGTAGCTACTGATGGCACTAAACTAGACGGCATTGAAGCAAGCGCAGACGTAACGGATACAGTTAACGTAACTGCCGCAGGAGCATTAATGGATTCAGAAGTAACTAACCTAGCACAGGTTAAGGCTTTTGATTCTTCTGATTATGCTACAGCCGCACAAGGTACTAGCGCGGATACAGCCTATAGTTGGGGAGACCATGATGCTGTGGGTTACTTAACAACCCATCAAGACATCTCAGGTAAAGCAAACTTATCAGGTGCTACCTTTACTGGCGGTGTAAGTATAGGTATTCTACCAAGCGGAACAGCAAATCTTTCTGTAACAGGGATAGCTTACCTATATGGTGGCGCAAGTGTAACAGGTGATATTACAGTAACAGGCACTGTTGATGGAAGAGATGTAGCCACAGATGGCGCTAGATTAGATACTATTCCTTATCATAGAGTTAAGCACACACAGCTTAGAGCAGATAATCAGGCATATGCTTTAAATACAAGTTATAACAACGTAGGTCTTTACGACACTATAGTGCATCCCGCAACCCCTGTAGAGTGTGCTAGATATTTAGACTTAGATATCGCAATCAAATGGTACTATGTAAGCTCTAACACAAATGATTTATTTCTTCAGTTGCAGATGACTGTACCCACAGGTGGCGGTACAGTTACTAATATGGGTACAGCTACAAAAGAAAGCACATACAATCCTGAGTATAATGGTTATTCCAATTTTGCTTGGTATTATGTTTCTGGTGACTATACGCATTTATTCACTGAGTTTGGCAGAATAAATACAGGTACAGGAACATCTGAAGGTATAATTACTGCATGGAAGTACGATAGTGTTAACAATAGAACTTACCTAATGACTTACGATAATCCGGGGGTTTCTTTTAACACTGGCGATACTTTCTACTACAGCCCTTATGCTTTTGAAAGCGCAGGTGCAACTTTAACTGTTACTAAAGAGGTAGATGAAAGATATGTTTCTGTTGGCGCACAGCCACACTCATTTAAGTTTAAAACATCTTATGACGATGCCGCTTTATCATATACATTAAAAATGAAAGAGTATACAACTGCCGACAGTGGGCAAGTTTTAGGAACAACAGTGACATTTACAGACGTAGAGGAGCTTTAATATGTATGTAGTTGGGTATACGCTTATTGGCGGAAATGAAACTATTAAGCATCAAGAGTACGCTACTAAACAAGAAGCGATTGATGGTGCAGAAGCATTAGCTTTGGCATCTGTCAGCGATGAAACTATTGAACAAGTTTTGCGTGGTACGAAGCTATATGATGACGTAGTTGACTATAACGTATTACACGAAATACCACGATAATTCTTAGGAGAACAACATGGTAACAAAAACCATAGTTTTACTCCTGTTACTATGTCTAAGCTCTCTAGCTAAATCAGAAGTAAAGCAAGAAGGCTCACTTAATTCTTTCACAGGTGACGGAGCCCAAGTCTCAAGCAACAACAATACCACAGACACATCAACCACAACCCAGAACACATACAACGGAGCAGGGTCTAGCAGCCAGATGCCAGTAGGCAGTGCTATATCTCCTTCGTACATGAGCTCTGGTATGGACACCTGTCTCAAAGGTACTGGAGGTTCACTACAGACCCTGAGCGTAGGGTTCTCCTCTGGTGGTTACACTATCGATGAAGGGTGTACCAGGAGGCGTGACAGTAAGCTGCTTTCAGACCTTTCTATGAAGATACCTGCCATCGCACTCATGTGCCAGGACCTATCTGTATGGAAAGCTATGCTTGTCTCGGCAACACCATGTCCGCTGTTATCTAATGGCAAGTTAGTCGTAGGTAAACGTGCGTTTCTAATGATGCGTAGGCAGCCTGAAGTGTACATACCTGATTACAACAAAGACACCAAGGACTGGTATGACACCATACTTAATATAGGAGCAGAAGAAACCGATGAAGAAGACACTAATATCTCTGTTATTGCTAAGTTCCGCAGCTCTATCAAATGACCAATATGATGACCTAGTAGAATCCAGTGCAGCCATAGCTAACCAAATTACCCAGGGTGTCCTCCTGGTAGGTGCTGCTACAGAATATGCACACCAGGGAGGCTCATTGTCATCAGGTAACCTGGCTGAGACAGCTCACATCACTTCTGAGCAGCTACAGGCTTACAACAATGCTTTGTATGGTATCACTAGCTATATGCCACATGGTGACCTCCAGTCGGTCTTCCATAGTAAAGCTATGGACGAGCTTGAGCTTATGGACCAAGCCATAGATTCCTTCACCACCGTAGTTGTCGATATGTCTACAGCACTCCAGGTACAAGAGATGGCTGTAGCAGCTGAAGGTAATCCCAATGAAGAAGCAGAGGTTCAATCCTTTGTAACTAACAATGTTGAAGTACTGACTATTGACCAGTCAGAGGTGGACACATTTAACCAGGCAACCACAGATGTCGAGATACACGCAAATAATGCCTCGGCCTACTTGAGTGTAGCAGCTAACCCTGAAGCAATGGCATTCCTTGAGCAGTCTGTGGAGAACGCAAACACCACAGCAGAGCAAACCACTATCTTCTACGATGCTAATCAGCAGTGGGTGACTATGGGTTACAACACCACAAGAAACCTTACCGCTGTCTACCTCAATGGTAATAACTTTGGTTTAGACCTCTATGTCACTGAAGCTGACATTCTGGCAGCAGGTGCTGAGTCAGACTTCTTTAAGACAAGCCCAGTAGCCCAAGGCTACGAATGCTTCATGAATCAAACGGAATGTGACATATGAATCTAGCAGAAACTGAATTATCAATAGGTGGTGTGAAGCTCAAGGGAATCTACATTGTCCTCGTGGCATCACTAGCGACCACCTTGGGTTCATTCGTCTGGACTGCAAGCAGCCTGTATGGACGTTTAGAAAAGGTTGAGGCTGTAGTTATCCCAGACATTGTTCCCCTGGAAGAAAAGGTACTGCTGATAGAGCAAGAACTAAAGGCTAATGACGTATCTAAGCTCCAGGGCAAACTAGCAGAACTAGGGACTAACCTGGTGATTATCAAGGACCAACAGACTGGTCTACTCACCATACAGAACCAGGTCAACACACTAGAGAAAGACATTGAGACAATGAAGAGTACTGTTAAACAAGCAGAGCTAATTGTCGCTGATATGGCTGACTCAAAAGATACTTTAGATAAGCTTAAAATTGAGGCTTCAGACCTCTGGCAAGCAGTAGAATATCTAGGAAATCCCCTCAAGTAACACCCCCTTTACATTACACCTTCTAACCACCTAGACAACTTAGGAAGTCCCCCTATGGCTTTACAAGAAAAAGACGTACTGGATGTTGCTGCAGCATCAACTGGCGTTCTATCCCTAGCAGCATGGCTGCCACCCACAGCTTCGCTGTTCACGATTATATGGCTAGGCATAAGAATATTTGAAACTAAAACCTGTCAATACTTAATAACTAAAACGAGAGCAAACATACATGAATATCGAAAGAATAAAAGAGACTCTGATTAAGCACGAAGGCCTGGTCCTGGATATGTACAAATGTACAGCAGGAGTCTGGACTATCGGTGTAGGACATAACCTGGAAGAGAAGGGTGTGTCTAAGCGAGTAGCAACGATGATGCTTGAAGAAGATATCAACGATGCCCTGGATGACCTAGAGAGAAACATCACGTTCTTTCACTCGTTACCAGGAGCTGCTCAAGAGGCTCTGGTTAACCTAGCGTTCAACCTAGGCATCACCAGGCTAATGCAGTTTAGGAAGACTCTAGGTCTCTTAAGAGAGCACAAGTTTACTAAGGCTGCCAATGAGCTGTTGGATTCACGCTATGCCACCCAGGTTGGCTATAGAGCACTAGAAGTCGCTGAGATGATAAGGAGTTGTGACGATGTTGACTAATTTAATTGGACCAGTGACTGGACTGCTAGACAAGTTCATTGAAGACAAAGACCTCAAGTCAAAACTAGCCCATGACATATCAACGATGGCTCAGAAACACGCTCAGGAGATTTCCCTGGCACAGATAGCTGTCAATAAAGAAGAAGCTAAGGGTAACTGGTTTCAGTCTTCTTGGAGACCTGCGACTGCCTGGGTATGTGTACTGGGCTTCATGGTGAACTTCCTTATATCACCTCTAGCTGCACCCTTTGGTATTACCGTACCACAAGCAGACACTTCTACCATGCTTCCAGTGCTTATGGGGATGCTTGGGCTAGGTGGTCTTAGAACAATGGAACGTGTCAAAGGTGTTGGTAAAAGTAAGTAGAAACAGTTTTGTCCACCCTTAGAGAGACAAACTAGAAAAATAACAATAAGGAGTGTCTATGTCTGGCAAAGGTTCATCCCCACGACCCATCCCAAACAGAAAACAATATGAAGATAACTATGATGCAATCTTTGGTACTAAAGAACAAAAACCAGAGTACAAGAAGTGTGAAAAGTGTGGTCAGTACTGGGAGACAGATACCCCAGGAAACAACCATAACTGTCCCTGCCCAGAAGATGCATTACAGTAGCAGTTTCCTCAGAAATCGTGACCTATACCCCCTATGTGGTCACGCTAGTCAAGCCTAATTTAGGCTGCATCGGTTGTCGTAAAAGGCAATCGGTGTTTTTTTGTTAGTTTTGTCCACCCTTATCAGTCACTTGATTATACGCCACCTAAGAGATACACTCAGAGTTCAGTCGGTTGACTGATTCGGGGTGGCTCCCTACAGCACTACAGACAACAGCCCCTTAGTCCCACTACGGTGGACCGAGCAAAGGTAAAGAGCCCTAGGCCAGGATGGCCACGAAGGCACTACTCTAGAATCATATCGATTGATAATCTATTGTAGTTTCTAAGGGTTTTTTAATGGTGGGCCCAGTAGGACTTGAACCTACGACCAATCGATTATGAGTCGACTGCTCTAACCAGCTGAGCTATGGGCCCTACTACTGAAAAACCTAAAAAAACTTAGAGACGGCAATTGATTTTATGCTTTAGAAACCACGATTGAAACAACTATTGAAACTATTGTTTAATACTAAGCTCCTTCGGGAGTTTTTTTATAACTGGGGGAAACACCATGAAAAAATTTAAAGATTTAACTGTAGGCGACAAACTTTGGATTAACAAAAAGCGGGGGTGGACACACAAAGATGGTACACACCATGAGCAAGACATAACTTGGATTGCAGAGATTACAGAGCTATTTGATAATCGTTGCGAGTACAAAGCTGTAGAGGTCTTAGAGGCTAAAGATGTATGTCCTCTCTACGGAGACCCAATTGATATGGAAGGCGGTTGTGCATCTTCACTGTTTGAGCGTAGTCCTAGAAGCATTACGGTAAAAGCAATCTAAATTACATACATTTTAATCTTAAAACTACAGGCTCCTTCGGGAGCTTTTTTTATGCCTGTAAGAAACCTAAACAAGGGAACAAACAGTTTTGTCCACCCTTAGAGAATCAAACAGGCAACAACGTACTGAGGGCTATAACAATGGAAACATTAAATAAATTCTTAGCGAAAAATGCACACCGTCTTTGGAAAGACAAATACTTAAACGATTGTATCTTTATGGTGCAAAGGTTAAGTAACTTTGAAGACTTTGAGTCTAAACCTTTAGATGAATTTAAGGCTTCTGACATCTACGCCTTTATGGACCATCTGTCTAAACAAGGTCTTAAAGACACAACCATTAACAGATACTTAGCTTGCTTTAGTGTTGTCTTTAGCATGGCAGTAGAACAAGAGATAATGACCCAAGCACCCAAGGTTCGATGGAAGAAGGCACGTAACAGTAGACCTAGGTTCTTTAGTGATACTGAAGTCAAAGACCTCACAGAGTTCTTAGCAGACTCTGACCACCCTTGGATGGCTGACTTTGTCACCTTGGGGGTGAACACTGGAATGCGGTTAGGTGAGATTGTCGGTATCAACAACGAAGATACCAAGAAGACATCAGGAACGCTTTCTGACTGCGGTCAGTTCATCACACTGCTAACACCAAGAACGGTGACGAAAGGCTTGTACCGCTGAATATAAAGGCACAACAGGCATTATCTAAATTAGACAACTGTCCATCAAAGTTTTACTCACATAGAAAGTTTTACGACACTTGGAATGAAGCAAGGGATGCACTAGCAAGGGGCGATGAACATTATGTCTTTCACGTACTGCGCCATACTTGTGCAACTAGGTTAGCTATGGAGTTCAATGTTGATGCAATCACACTAGGTAAAATCTTAGGACATAAATCTCAAGCGACTACTGCTAAATATGTCCACGCACAACCTAGTTCACTCCAGAACATCATGTCTAAACTTGAAGCAACTAGGGAGGCATCATGAGTACTACAGTCTTCCCAAGTAACTGCAAAATGAACGACTGGCAATACTATGTCGAGCTCATGTACCAACGTGAGCTTGATGCCAGAAAGTTCTATGAAATACCTCCGATACAAAAACAAACCTTTTATGAAACTAACCTACAAAACCTCATGACACACTTTGATGACTGTCTTGAAGAAGGAGAGATACTATGAGTACCGAATGGAAAAAACACCTTAGCCTTGTCCAATGCACAACCCCAGAATACCTATGCGACCAGTACGACAATGAGCGTATTAGGCGATGGGTTGATAAAGCCACAGAGAAGCTTTCTAAGGCCATTAACGAAGACTTGAAGGATGTCCATCACGTTAAGCATATGAATGGCGAGAGAGAGCTTCTAGGCGATTGTATCGATGATGGTCTCAGGTTAATTAAAGATGCAACACACCTGTTAGAGACACTACAAAAAGAACTGGCAAGGTAATTGCTACTTACATATGCATAGGGCCACTTCGGTGGCCTTTGTTGTTACAAGAATAAGATAATCTAAGGTGAGAACTAATCGCATTTAGTTTTGTCCACCCTTAGAGAAACAACATGGGAGACATTAGCATGGAGCAGATTGCATCTGATTTGCTCAAGGAAGAGATTGCACGTGAACAGGAGATGTTCAGAGAAGGACGTGAAAGATACTTAAGTAGGCTTGAGAATAACAATAAGCCTTCCACACAGAACAACCCACATAGATTAATAACTGATGCATTACCCAATGTGTCAGAGGCCATTAGAAACACTATAGAATCAGAAGACAGGAAGGGCGATGGTCGAAAGTATTCTTGGTATAAAGACATCAAGTCTGTAGACACTGACTTACTAGCGTACTTAGGTCTCAACTCATGCATGGATGCAGTGGCTGCAGGTTCGTCTTTAACCTCAGCAATTACCAAGGTTGGTCAGAGGATAGAGCTAGAGTCTTGGGCAGCAGGTCTTAAGGAACATGATGTTAATTTATCAAGAAGGATTGAATCTAAGGTCACTAAGGACCACTCTAGTGACCGCTATAGAATCAAAGCTGCACGTATCATTGCCTCTAAAGCAGGATACGAACGAACCAAGTGGACTGAAGAGCGAAGAGTTAAAGTAGCTACTCCAGTTATCAATGCGATACTTGAGTTCAGTGGTGTCTTTGACATCTGGGAACAAAAGAAACCTAAGAACACAATTAGAAGAATAGGTCTTACAGAAGAAGCATCCAAACGTCTTGCAGACATGGACTTTGACTCTTCTTGGCAAGAACCTATGTTAGCCCCAATGATTATCGAGCCTAAGCCTTGGACTAGTTTTGACTCTGGCTGTTATTACGATGATGTTACCGCTGCCCAGGTTCCTCTGGTTAGAGGTACAACACACTCCCAACGTAAAGCAGTACAGCACCAGTTTAAAGACAATGGTGAGGTCCCAGATTATGTTGAGGCTATCAATGCAATCCAAAGTACACCTCTAGTAATAAACCACTACGTCCTTGATGCCGTCAACTGGGCATGGGATGAAGCGAAGGTCTTCAGTAAGTTTCCACGTAAGGAAAAGATTGAGCACTTAAAGAGACCAGGCGAGTGGGAGTCTTTGTCTACCTATGACAAGAAAGGATGGACTTTAAAAGCTAGAGAAGTAAGAACTAAGAACCGTGAAATCGATGGTGCTAGGGCTTTAATGCTGCAAGACCTTTCAACAGCAAATGAGTTAGCCAACTTTGAACAATTCTGGTTGCCTTGGAACTTTGATTTCAGAGGACGTGTCTATCCAGTGCCACACTTTAGTTACCATAGAGATGACCACGTCAAAGCTATGTTTAACATGAAGAACACTAAGAAGATGGATGACAGTGCAGCCTTTTGGTTAGCCGTCCACATTGCTAATGTCGGAGACTTCGACAAGATTAGTAAGCAGTCATTAGATGCTAGGGCTGCCTGGGTAGAAGATAACAAGGAAAAGATTTACGATGTTGGTAGGGATGCCAAAGCTACTTTTGACTACTGGTCTACCGCTGATAAACCCTTTCAGTTTCTGGCTGCCTGTCATGAGTTTGCTAACTACATGGACTACGGCAATGAGTATGAATCTGCCTTAGCACCATGCCTGGATGGAACCAACTCAGGTGTCCAACATTATGCTGCAGCATCACTCAATGAAGGCGATGGCCATCTGGTTAATCTAGTGCCTTCTGAGAAGCCTCAAGACGTTTACAATGCGGTTGCTCAAGCTACTAACGATAAGCTCTTAGAAGACGATTCTGAGCTCTCTAGGCTATGGTTAAAGCTAGGTGTAACCCGCTCTACTGTAAAGCGTAATACGATGACCTACGGCTACTCTAGTGCCAAGTTTGGTTTTGCCGAACAGCTGTATGAAGACACTATGAGACCCCTAGCTGACAAGGTCATGAGAGGTGAGCTAAAAGAGCATCCATTTGGTGATAAAGCAGAGCAGCAACTTGCAGCTAGACACCTGGCAGGTATGAACTATGAGTCTGTCCAGGAAGTCATAAGTAGTGCAGCAGCAGGTATGTCTTTTTTCCAAAGTGTTGCAGGAGCCTTGGCTCACGAAGGTAAACCATTTAGATTTGTAACCCCTGTTGGTTTTCCAGTGATACAGAAGTACACCTACTGGGATGTTAAGAAGGTCAAGATATACCTTCACGATAGAGAAGCAGGTGTTTTAAAGAGAACACAGATATCCGTGAGAGAGAAAGCTAACAAGCGGATAGACAAGAAGAAAGCTAAAGCAGCTGTGTCTCCCAACATTATCCATTCTATGGATTCAGCACATTTGTTATTAACGGTTCTAACTGCTAAACAAAATGGCGTGAATGATTTCTTTTTGATTCATGATTCATTTGGGACCACCCCCACAGATACCGATGTAATGTACGAAGCTGTCAGAGCATCATTTGTCGAAATCTACAAAGACTACTGTCTGTATGAAGATGTCTTGAAACAAGCAAAGCAGCAACTAACCTATGAAGGCTGTAACAAGTTAGACATAGAGATTCCACCTAAAGGTAATTTAGATTTAGACCAGGTCCTGGAATCAGAATACTGCTTTAGCTAGTCAACAAAATCTCAATGCCAATCGAGGGTAGGCGTTTTGTCCACCCTTAGAGAAGCATCCGAGGTAAAACTATGCATCCACGAGAACGTGTCTTAGGACTTGCTGAACTGTTACGTCAGCGAGGTGAGCCTTATACACAAAAATTAATCAATGAAGCACTGCGACTAGGTGTAGACCTACCAACGTGCAAAACCCCACGAAACTACGAAACAACTAAAACTAAGGAGACTGAGCATGGCTCAAGCAAAGATTAAATTCACAACAACAGCAGGTAGAGCACAATATCCCTGGTTGAATGAACCAGATACTGCTTTTGGTGGTGAACCTAAGTACAAGACAAACTTGATAGTAGAAGATGCTGCAGAGCTGATTGCGCAAATTGAAGACTTAGCCAGTGAAGAGTTTGGCCCTAAATGGAAGAAAGCAAGAATGCCATTTAAGACTGATGAAGATACTGGTGAGACTGTATTCAATGCAAAGTCTAAATATGCTCCGCACTTCTTTGATAGCAAAGGACAGAACCTGGTAGGTAAGCAAGTGCCTAATCTATGGGCAGGTTCAGTACTACGTATTGGTGGCTACATTGCACCTTATACAGTGTCTGGAGCAAACGGCATCCAACTACAGCTAACTAGAGTCCAGGTAATCAACCCTGTCACTAGCGGTGACCAGTCGGGTGATGGATTTGATGCCATTGAGGGTGGCTATGTAGGTGAAGATATCTTACAGGAAACTTTCGATGCCAAAGAACCAAAAGAAGAAATGGCTGCATCAGCGGACCGATTCTAAAAGTAAACAACGTGGTATTAAACATGGTTACCGAAGTGGATTAGAAGACAAGGCAGCTGCTCAGATTAAAGCAGCAGGTGTTGAACTCTTATATGAAACAGACAAGGTTAACTATGTAGTACCAGAACGCAATGCTAAGTACACCCCAGACTTCAGGCTGCCAAAGAAAGGCGGCTTTTTTTATGTCGAAACAAAAGGTATTTGGAATGTTGCTGATAGGCAGAAACACTTGCTAATCAAACGACAACACCCAGACCTAGACATCAGGTTTGTATTTAGTAATTGCAATTCAAAACTCTATAAAGGGTCGAAGACAACCTACGCTGCTTATTGCGATAAGCATGGGTTCGTGTATTCACACAAGACGATTCCTGAAGAGTGGTTACACGAAGGAAACTAAAGTGTAGCTAAGGAGAGCCAGGGTCACCTCAGAGATGGGGTGGCCCTTTTTTTTTGTCTGGGGGAAAGTAAATGTTACTGATACAAGATACACATGATGACTCTAATTTTGTAGGACACACAGAGTGTGAACACTGTGGTTCTAAAGACAACGCTGCCGTCTATGACGATGGCCACATATTCTGCTTCGGCTGCCAAACCTATACACCACCAACTGACCAGGTGGACCAGGAAAAGCTGCCAAGCAAACTTAATAAAGATTTACTCCAGGGAACACATAGCGACCTTGGTGCCAGAGCTCTTTCAATTAGTACCTGTAGAAAGTTTGACTACACCATAGGTACATACAAAAACCGTCCTGCTCAGATAGCCAACTATCGTAATGAGCATGGTGAGGTAGTCGCACAAAAGATAAGAGACTCAGAGAAGAACTTCACCATCCTAGGTGAAGCAAAGAAGATGGGACTGTTCGGACAGCACCTTTGGAACACTGGTAAAAAGCTAGTGATTACTGAAGGCGAAATAGACTGTCTATCAGTCTCCCAGGCACAAAAGAACAAGTGGCCTGTAGTCTCATTACCTAACGGTGCACAGAGCGGTAAGAAGGCTTTAATGAATGCCTGGGACTACCTAGAAGGCTTTGAGGAAATCATCCTCATGTTTGACCAGGACGATGCAGGGACTAAGGCTGCCATAGAGTGTGCCGAGGCTATGCCTATAGGTAAGGTCAAGATTGCCAAGCTTCCTTATAAGGATGCAAATGAGGCACTCCAGAAGGGCTGTGAGCATGAGATTATCAATGCTATCTGGCGAGCTAAAGACTGGAGACCTGATGGCATCATTAGCTCTTCTGACTTGAGAAATACTATTGCAGAAACTGACGAGGAATCCCTGGTCAGATACCCCTACAAAAAGCTCAACGATATAACTAAAGGTATTCGACCTGCCACCCTGGTAACTATTTGTGCAGGGTCTGGTGTAGGTAAAAGTACTTTGATAACCGAGTTCGCTTACCACCTTCATGACAATGGACAGAAGGTCGGTATGTTAATGCTAGAAGAAGAAAACAAACGCACCGTGAGAGGCCTCATTGGTCTCCACTTGGATAAGAACATTGTCCAAGACTATGAGTGCGCTACCAAAGAAGAGGTCTTACAAGGCCATGACGAGCTGTTTAAGGATGGCGATGTTCAGTTGTTTAATCACTTTGGTTCAACTTCATTAGACGTAGTAGTCAACCGCATTCAGTACATGGCAAAAGCTATGGGCTGTACTCACATCTTCCTAGACCACATCAGCATTCTGGTCTCAGGTATCACTGGTCAAGTCACTGACGAAAGGCGGCTTATCGACCAAATCATGACAACACTCAGGACGATGGTCCAGGAGCTAGGAATCACATTGTTCCTAGTAAGTCACCTTACACGTCCCCAGGGTGATGGGCATGAGAATGGTGCCAAGGTAAAGCTATCGCAGCTACGTGGCAGCCACTCTATTGCTCAGTTAGCAGACTTCTGTCTAGGCCTTCAGGTTAACGCTGAGGACCCTACAGATGACACCAGGGACATTGTAGTCCTTAAAAACCGTTTCACTGGCCAGGTAGGTTGGGCAGGGAGACTCCAATACAACAGAGACACAGGTCGGTTAATCGATACCGACAACGATACTAGTCGTTTCTAAATATCGAACCAAAGGAAGTTATATATGAACGTATTGAGTTTATTCGATGGGATGGCCTGTGGGCGAATCGCATTAGAAAAATTAGGTATAAAAGTAGATAAGTATTTTTCATCTGAGATTGATAAGTACGCAATGGAGATAGCAAAGAAAAACTACCCAGACATAATCCATGTAGGTGATGTACAGGATGTGTCTTATCCAGAGACATTTGATGGTCATAAGATTGATTTAATCATAGGTGGCTCACCTTGTCAGGGATTTAGTTTTGCAGGACAGAGGCTCAACTTTGATGACCCTAGGTCTAAATTGTTTTTTGAATTTGCACGATTAGTTAAGGAGTGTAAGCCAAAGTATTTCTTACTAGAAAACGTAAGTATGAAACAAGAGTCACAGGATGTGATAACAGAAATACTTGGTGTCGAACCAGTCGCTATTAACAGTAACCTTGTGTCCGCACAGAATAGACAGAGACTGTACTGGACTAACATTCCTTTTGATGAGCAGCCAGATGACAAGGGTATTTTACTCAAAGATATACTTGAGGACTATCACCAGATAGGTGCAGAACACTTCCACTCTGCTAAAGCAGTGGCATACATGGAGAGAGGTAACGACAAGTGGGCCCAAGCAGGTAGCCGCAGGGCTGATGGGTACACACAGACACCTGATAAAGAAAAAGCCTTTACTTTAACGGCAAATATCTACAAAGGTGTTCCTTATAATTATTTTGAAGACACTAGGGCTACTCTAAGGCCGAAATTATCCCGACCCTCTTCACACTTCAGAAAGCTAACACCCATCGAATGCGAACGTCTACAAACTGTACCCGACAACTACACAGAAGGAGTGTCTAACACACAGCGATACAAGATGTTAGGCAACGGATGGACTGTGGATGTTATCGCACACATTTTCAAAGGCTTATCAGCCGATTAACTTTTTATACCTCATATAAAAACATTAGGGAGACACATCATGAGTCAGAAAGATTCAGTTTTAACATACCTGGAAACAGGCAAAAGCATTACTAGTTTTTACGCCATTAAGAACATGGGTATTACTCGTATTTCAGCAGTCATTCACAAGCTTAAAGAAGAAGGTTACCCAGTAGTCAGGCACGACATACCTGTCACTAACAGACACGGTAAGCCGACCATTATTGGTTCTTGGAGCCTTGATTCTAACGTGGCACATAAAGCAAACGCTAAACAACATGAGCTTGCTCTGTGAGCCTAGTATTTGACCTGGAGAGTAATGGACTACTCGACCAATTAGACACTATTCATTGCATCGCTATCCTTGACACGGAAACTGGGGATAGACGTAAAAACGCTTCACAAATCTACCACGGACCAGAAGGCATTGCTGCTGCACTAGAGCTACTTGCAGAAGCTGATGAAATCATTGGTCACAACATCATTAACTTTGATATCCCTGCACTACAAAAGGTTTACCCAAGTTGGCGGCCTAAAGGCACTATAACTGACACCCTGGTTCTATCCAGGTTGGTTTCAGCTGACTTGATGAATGATGATGCTGTTTCAGTATCGCTGCCAGATGGCTTTCAAAAACGTATGTGGGGCAGCCATTCACTCAAGGCCTGGGGTCTTCGTATGGGAACCATGAAGGGTGACTATGAAGGCGGTTGGGAAGAGTGTAACCAGGATATGCTCGACTACTGTGAGCAAGATGTAAGAGTGACTTATGAGCTCTACAAAAAGCTTATGAAAGACAGTAAGGATTTCTCTGGTCGTTCTATTGACTTGGAGCATGAGTTAGCTGAGGTGTGTAATCGTATTGGTAACAATGGTTGGACATTCGATGTTAAGGCAGCAGGTGAGTTATATGCAGAACTGGCCTCTATTCGTATTGAGCTTGAGAAGGAGCTTGACGAGCTGTTTGAGCCCTGGGAGATACGTACAGAGTTCATCCCCAAGGTAAACAACAAGACTCGTGGATACGTTAAAGGAGAGCCGTTTACTAAGGTTAAGGTAGTCGAGTTCAACCCTAACTCTAGAAAGCATATCCACTTCTGCCTGGTTAAGAAATATGGATGGAAACCTAAAGCCTTCACCCCCAGTGGAGAAGCTAAGGTAGACGAGACTGTCTTATCACAGCTGCCATATCCAGAAGCACAGAAGCTTGCAAAGTTCTTCCTGGTACAAAAGCGAATAGCTCAACTAGCAGAAGGTAGCCAGGCATGGATGAAGGTCTGTGGTAAGGACGGTAAGCTGCGACACAGTATTGTCAGTGGTGGTACTGTCAGCGGTAGAGCAAGTCATCGGTATCCTAACCTCGCCCAAGTTCCTAGTACCAGGGCAGCCTTCGGTAAGAAGTGTAGAGACCTATTCACTGCTCCTAAAGGATGGTGCCTGGTAGGTGCTGACCTTTCTGGTCTAGAGCTTAGGTGCCTGGCACATTACTTACAGGATGATGGTGAGTATGCCGAGCAGATACTCTCAGGTGACATTCATACCTATAACCAAAAAGCAGCAGGACTCAAGACAAGGGACGAAGCCAAGACATTTATCTATGCCACTCTTTATGGGGGTGGGGATGGTCTTATAGGCAAGATTGTCGGAGGTACAGCAAAAGACGGTAAACGTCTAAAGGCTGACTTTGATAAGAACGTACCTGCATTTAAAAAACTAAAACAAGAATTGAACACAGCATATCAGCGTGGATATCTCAAAGGCATGGACGGCAGAAAGCTGTTCGTGAGGTCAGAGCATCGATGTCTGTCTCAACTTCTACAGTCAGCAGGTGCAATCCTATGTAAGCAATGGGTTGCCCTGGTGGATAAAGAACTTACTACACAAAAGATTGATGCCTACATCATGGGTTGGATTCATGACGAGGTTCAGATTGCGTGTAGAACTGAAGAGGTAGCAAACCATGTCGGTGATATCACTAGAAGAATGGCGGAAGAAACAGGAAGAGCTTTCAACATCCAACTCCCAATCGAAGCAGAATTTTCCGTTGGAGCAACTTGGAGCGACACCCACTGATGACTGTGATTTAGAAAACGATTTAGAGCAGCTCATGGCGTTCTGGATTGTCCTAGACAAAGCATCCAGAGAACCGTTCACAGTCAAATCAAACATAGCCAGGAAAGCTGCCTGGCACATCGCTGTCTGCGCTAGTCGTGGACTAATAACAACCGAAGTCGACTACGAGATGTTTAGTAACCAGTGGATGATTACTGAAGAAGGCTTAGATTTTAAGGATGGGTTAGATGAACGTATTGAACAACTTATGTGACACCAAAACAACGCTGCTCATCGATGGTGATATCTACCTGTACCAGGCTTGCTCATCTTGTGAAGAAGAGGTCGACTGGGGTGATGACATATGGTCCCTGACAACTGACCTGGCTGCTGCAAAACGAATGTTTGCCTCCAGGATAAAAGAGTTCCAGGAACGCTTAGGCAGCGATGAAATACTGGTGTGCCTAACCGAAGGCAGCAACTTCAGAAAGACTGTGCTGCCAGACTATAAAGGCAACAGAAAGAAGACCAGAAAACCAGTCGGTTACAAAGCCCTGGTCCAGTGGGCAAAGGAGAACTATCCATGCCACTGGCAAGACACCCTAGAAGCTGATGACATCATGGGTATTCTTCAGTCTGCAAAGACTAAGCCTACAGTCATCGTCAGTGATGACAAAGATATGAAGACCATCCCAGGCAAACTCTACAGACCTATGGCTGATGAGATGCTACAGGTTAAAGACCTGGAAGCAGACCATTGGTTCTATATGCAGTGTCTGATGGGTGATGCTACAGATGGCTACTCAGGATGCCCCAGGATAGGTCCTAAGACCGCTGAGAAGGTCCTAGGTAATCACCCTAGTTGGGAGCTTGTAGCACAGGCTTACATCAAGGCAGGGCTTACCAGAGAGGATGCAATAGTCCAGAGCAGATGCGCCAGAATACTTAGGTGGTGCGACTGGGATGCAGACAATGAAGTTATCAATATGTGGGAGCCAGGACGATGATTATCGAGAGACAGTCAAAGGTCACTGGTGCCTTACATAAACGTGATATCGACATAACCACTGAGCAGCTAAGGCGATGGAAAGCAGGTGAGCTTATCCAGGATGTATGTCCACACCTAACAGCCACAGAGCGTGAGTTCATCATGACTGGCATCACAGAAGAAGAATGGCTAATGCTGCAGCAGTGTGATAGCTGCGGCAGTTAGTCCCATGTTATTAAGGAGCAATACATGGCAGCTACAAGACAATTCAAATATGAAGGCGATGACCCTAGGTTTGAGGACGGTGAGTTCTATACCTACAGAGAGATATCAAACATCACTGGCATCGTCTACAACACTCTAAAGAACAGGATATACAAGCACGACATAGTTACTGATGACTTGATATACAGAACACAAATCAAAGAGAAGGTACCTAGAAAACCTAACAGAGCAACAGTCTGGCCCAGGTTAGAAACTAAAGCTGATGTCCTTTCCCAAGAAAGATTAAGGAGTCGATTAGTATGAGTATCAACGATGCAACCCCACAAGACTGGGATAACCTAAGAAAGAAATTCCCTGCAATAACATCAAAGTATGAAGCCCTGGTAGCCGAGGAAGAAGAGGGTGGCAGCCATACAGAAGTAGACATGGTCAACCACCCTGACCACTACAGTGGCAAGATAGAGTGCATAGAGGCTATTGAAGAATCAATGACCCCTGAAGCATTCAATGGTTATTGTAAGGGTAACTGCCTCAAGTATCTGTGGAGGTACGAGAGGAAAGGGAAGTCCTTGGAAGACCTCCAGAAGGCCGATTGGTATCTGACGAGGTTAATCGCAAGCTATCAATTGCAATCAAAAGTAGACTAAAGATAGTGAAGGTGAGCATATAGTTCATAGGTGTTCTTGGGTTCCTTATTCAGTGGTTTATGCCAGGATTGACACAGTGCATATTTTACTGGTGAGGAGACCTAAGAACACATGACTTATAGCTATATTAGTTATGCATTATTGCAGTAAATAACCTAAGTAATACTTAAGTATTAGATACAGGTGATAATCATTGTTGTATGGTAGCTGTCTTACTTTGCTGTTCACGGATGATAAGAAGAAGTTAGTGGAGGTGAAGAGAGGACAGTAGCATCCACTAGTGGAGACAGCGAGGTCTCCTAGGATTGCTTACTGTCCATCTCAACACCACCTAGCACATTACTCCCATCGTATAACAATAGCCACTATTAGTGTGACCACTGAGTCAACCTAGGTTCTACCTGGGGTCTACTCAGAGGCATAAGCTATTACTTAAGATAAAACAGTTTTGTCCACCCTTTAGAGATACCTACAGGCACGAGCCGTCACACACTGGATTACAGTGCTGCTAATGACACTGACACTGCCTGACTCGAAAACATCCGAGAACATAAGAATAAGACCATAAGAAGAACAATAGTGGTATCTACCGTCCCTCAGTAGTTAGCCTTCAGTAGCAACCTCAGAACTCATGTCTCCCTCAACAGTGTTCTGTTGTTGCTGCTGAAGATTAGCTCTTTAGACGGCTGTAGTGGCTCTCAGGTTGAGTCGCAATGGACAGACAATGGTTAGGCAGTAGACGAGCTTAGGATGGCTTAGGTGGACTGTGGTGGGCTTAGGTTTACCCTGGTGGTCTTAGGTTTACCCTGGTGGTCTTAGGTGGTTTACATCCCTTTTTTCAACAAAGAGAAATACCCTAGTCCTAACAATTTTCAGATTCAAATGTCTAATGTCCAACACCAAAGAATAAATAAGCAGTCGATATTATATCGATTGACCTAAGAAACCCAGTGTTCATGCGGGTTACAGCAGATAGACCTATGATTCCAGGGACTCCTGCCCTAGAAAACGACCCCCAATGGGTCTAAATGCCAATGGATTCAAAAATACCGTTAAACCCTTTCGTTGTTGTTGTTGTTGTCAGGCCTTTGTCAACACAAGACCACCTCAGAACCACAACAGTACATACATTAGAATACACAATAGAATATACACTTGAAGGTACATACCTATGGGCATAGAGAATCCCACCCCCGACTACATTGATGACCTTGTTGCAACCGACCCTACAGCCACAGACCCCCTGTCCCAGGCTGATGACCACATAAGAAACATTAAGCGTGTCTTGAAGCAGACGTTCCCGAACATCACTGGTCCAGTAACGAAAACCCAGGCACAGCTAGATTCTACCCATGCAGCTACAGCAGGCTCAGCTACTACAGCAGGAACTTGTACTGGTAATGCAGCCACTGCGACTTCAGCAG